GCCGCAGGATGCGTAGCAGCCCCCGACGTAGCGGCCCTCATCAACTCCTCCTGCGAAAACGATGGTGCGACGGGCGCCTTTTGAGCAACCCTGGAAGCAGCAGGGGCCGTAGCCGCACCAGACGTGGCAGCTCGCATCAGTTCCTGCTGCGACGGCTGCCACCCCATGGCGCCAGTCGTGCCGAACGTCGGCGCGGCCTGCGCCTTATCGTATGCGGCAGGATCAGCGGTATAAGTTTCTGCCGCACGTTGGTACCGCATCCCCGCCAACTCATTGGGCGACGGAGGCGTCGCCTGAGACTTGGCATACGTGGCGGGATCTTCGTAAGCCTTCGCTGCTGCTGCATACCGTTGTGCTGACAGGTCCGCCTGCGACGGAGCAGACGGAACAACCGTCTGACGCGACCGACGAGCCGCAGCATTCATCGCTGAAGCGTTCGGATTGTAAGAACCCGCACCAGCACGATTGGCCTGAGCAACCATGTTCCTGTCAGCGGTGTTCGACGGCGGCGTAGTCGCCCTGCGATCTACCGCCGCAGGCGACACATACCCCCGATTCGCTGCCGTTACCGTCGCCGCCAAAGCAGAACGGCTTGGCCCTGACCCTCCCGATCTGGAAGGGACATTGAAACGATCCGACGTAGAATACGTCGTGTTCTTGACCGTATCCGCTGGCGTCTTCTTGGGCTTCGAGCCTGCTCCCCAGGGGGATGTCATCGGAGTTTCCTAGCGCCCCATAAAGTATCGCGGACCCTGTTGTGGTACCTGCGGGGCGTCGTATCGGCCCCTCTGCGGGGTGAATTGGTTTTCCGCCGCACGCTGGTACCGCATCCCTGACAGTTGGCCAGGCGACGGCCTCCGCGTGGAAGGCGACAACATGGGTACTGGCGGGGCACTTTCCGTAAAGGGAAAGCCTCCGCCCTGATTCGCCAGAACGCCCTCGATCATCCGATCACGCTGTGGATGCGGGCGCCAATGCCCCCCGCTTTGAGGCGCAGGAGCAGGCTGAGGTTGCGGACCAGCGCCCGCACCAGGGCCACGCTGCGCCTGCTGACGCATCGCAATATCGGCATCCTCACGGCCCATCAAGAACCGCTGCGCCTCAGGAGTGTTCAACCAGTCATGCACAGCCTGATCGCGGCGCCGCTGCACCTCCTCCTGGCCACGCTGAATATCGGGCTGATCAGCCCGCTGCGCCCTGTCGGCAGCCACCTGCTGCAACAAAGCCTGCGCGCCCTGCGTCCCCAACCAGTCGAGCACGGCACGCGCCTGCTCGTCCTGCTCCAGTTTCGCCTGATCTGATCCCATCAAAGCCATTTCTTGCTCCTAACCAAAAACCTGGCCCGCCAACAACAGCGTGCCAGTCTCGACGTTTACGTTCACAGTCACCGTCCCACTGCTACCACCGCCACTAATGGCGGTACCCGCAGTCACACCCGTGATGTCCCCCGTAGTAGGGGCTGCCCAGGTCAGGCCACTCGCGGTACTTGAATCGGCAGTAAGAACATACGTGTTCGTACCCACCGACAACTTGGTTGCAGTATCGGCAGCTGTACCAACTATCAGGTCGCCCTTGGCGTCCGTATCGACAGTGAGGGTTACAGCACCCGTGGTGCCGCCCCCCGCCAGACCCGACCCCGCAGTTACAGCAGTGATGTCCCCAGTTGGAACCTGGTCGATTCTTTGCGTAATCCTCGACGGCATCGTCGCCCTCCTTACCCGAAATAGGTGACATCGACGGTGCTGCTAGACGACACGCGAATAAACTTCACATCGCTCAAATCGTCCTGGTACAAGTCCAACACGCTGTAGGGATTCAAATAGTGCCCAACCGAAGCCGTGGGGGTACCCCACCTGACCCTGATCGGCTCGGCACCATTCGTCACCATCGCCGCGACGGCCCCACTGGGGACCGTCAACGCGACGGCAGTCCCAGCAACAGTCAACTGCTGGTCGCCAATCGCCGACCCATACTCTGCGGCTGATCTGCGAACACCCATCTAATCTCGCCTCCCGAAAATCCCTAACCTGTTTGCATCCATCTCCGCGACCTGCGCTGCCAACGTCTGGGACAGCTTGCGAAGTTCGTACTCAATAGACACGGCGTTCTGTCCCAAAAACCTGTGCGTCGGCCTGTATTCAGTCTTCGGCATCAGCCCTCCACCGACCAGTCGTCGTCAATCATGTCGCCTATCTCTTGAAGGGCGACTGACAACGAATTCACAGTAATTTGGAGATCCTCCAAATCGGTAGCCCGCGCATACGAGTTCATGTCCATCGTTTCCTCGATGGACGACACCGTTGCTTCCAGATGGTCAATGCGCGCCACCAAGCGCGCAGAAGACCAGGTAACCGTACCGACAATCGCTGCCACGCTCAGAACCAAACCCACGGCCACCGTGGGAACCCTGACTTGGCGAATGTCGGTCGGAGTGCTCATTACTCAGGCGGTGTGGGCCACACCACTTCAGACACGCGGCTGTACGTCTGGGGCAGATCCCGTAGTTCCTGTCGGTACCTTTCCCACGCTTCCTGCTGTTCGTCGGTGAGCGGTGCGTCGTCCAACTGGGTCCAATCAGACGCAGCAAGCAGGCCGTTACGGGTCCTGCGGATCCCAGACAAGTCGAAGTCCGCTGCTTCTTGGCGGGCGTTGTACTCCGCTATTTCTTCTGCGGTGAGTTCGATAACGACGTTATCGACCACCTTGGTCAGTGTTTCTGCCATGTCAGGCTCCTTACGCGGCGTTGATGCCGTAGAGGGTAAAGGCGGTGTATTGCGCCCAGTTGGACGACCCCGAAGTAATCGTGAGTTTGTTGATTGCTGCGGTCGATTCCCAATGCCCGTGGACAATCGTTTCTATCCAGACCGCGCTATCGGAATAGGCATCGTCGCCCACATTCGATGCGCCACCGATCAGACTCTTGTACATAGATGTTGAGGCGTAGTTGAGAACCCACATCTCGTCCGCTGCGAACGCATTGGCGACAGAACTCGCACCAGCAGCCTCCATGAAGTACGGCAGATTTGCACGGCCCGTTTCCTCCGTAGCGTTCACCCCAGCCCCAGTGTTGAAGATCGCTGAACAGGTGTAGTTGCTACCCGTGTCGTCATTGAACGTGACAGCCGAGCCGACGTAGTAGGCAGAGTGCGTTGACCGAACCGAACCCACCACATACAAATGCTGATATGTCGCGGGGATCGAACTGAATGACACGCTGCTGGTCGCTGAACCGAGTTCGGTGTGCCCGATAACTTCCATGCCTGCCATTACGAAGACCTCAATCCCAGCAACGTCAGAGTGGAGTTAGTTTTCAGGTTCCCGACACTCGAAGTCAACGTGACAGCGTTGACCGCCGTCGTTGTGTTCCACAAGCCCCCCGAAACAGTGACAACCTTCAAGGTGTCTGTGTTCCCGTCAGCGATGTTGCCACCCAAGTTGCGGATGGTCGTGGACTTATTGGAGTTCGCATAGTCGGCAATCAACAGGCGAACAACGCCGAACTGGTTGGCGTTCATCGTGTCAGTGCCAGCACCCATGAAAATCATGTTCGCAGCACCAATCGACTCCTGAGTAGCCTCAGTCGTCTGGTAACCCCACATCCCCTGCGTTTCGTAGTTCGATCCAGTGTCCGAGTTCAACGTCACCAGAATCTCGCAGGAACCGTCGGTGCCCTGCGTTGACTTCAGATTCCCAACAATAAGCAAATGCTCGTATGACGCCGAGATTGACGAAAACGAAATCGCAGACGTAGCCGAACCGAGCGTCGTCGTCGCTAGTGCCTCACAGGTGTCAGCCATTACGAATACGCCTTCACGCCGTAGAGATGAAAAGTACTTCCACTCTTGAAACTGTTGGTCGGGTTCATCGTGAAAGTCGTCAGAGCCGAAGTGGACTTGTAACGGTTCATCGTTATCGCCACGTTGTTGTCCTCTGAGCCGTCGCCAGTGGAGTTCCCGTCGTAGACGTACATCATCTTCTGGACGTTCGTGTTCGTGGCCCCGTAAATGTGTACGACAGTCGCACTAAAGAAGTTCGCGGTCATGTCGTCACCAGGCATCGTGCCGAGGTTCAATGAACTCTGGCTATCGGCCTTTGACGCTGCCACCGCCGAACCATCCCCCGCCATCGTCTGCCAGAAATACTTGCTTGACGTATCAGAGTTGAACGTCGTCGTGTTACCAAACGAGTTTCCGTTGCCCGTGTTCCTCATCGCAGCAACCAGAACCAAGTCTTGGAAGTCGGTCCATGCGACCTCGCTACCAGAACTGGAGATGGTGACCGACGCCGTGTCGCTGCCCAGAACGTTGCTGTAGAGCGCAACCCACGACCCCGTGTCGGGCGCACCGTACAGGCCACCGTTCAGCCAAGTGGAGACAGCCGTAGACGGCCACCCACGGGCAGTATCCTTCCGCCCCTTCCAGTTGGAAACGGCGGTGGACGGGTTTGTGCGGTCCTGACGGAACATCTATCAGGCAGTAATACGGTTCACGAAACCGTTGACGTTGATGACGTTCGCCGTCGCAGCGTGCGCCTTCACAATCAGGCTGTTGTCCAACAGGAACCCAGGAACGATCAACGTCATCCCCGAATCGGCTGCCAACTCCAACTCGATGTAGTCGTCCTGGTCGGTCGTGCCGCCATACTGGACGGTCAACACGACCGCAGAAGCGGAAGTGTTGCAGGCGTACACCCAAATCTCGTCCCTGTTGGAAGTACCCGAACCGACGGTATGAATGTCTACAGGCGATCCTGCCGTAGTCGAGGTGATGGAGATGTTCCTGCCGTTTGAACTATGCGACAGGAACTCCTTTGAATACGTTGCCATAATGCCTTTCCTCTATGAGAAAACTTGGTTTGCGATGATGTTGTCGTCCACAGCAGTCGTCACCCACGCGACCCCTGGGGTTGCGCTGGAATCCGCCACCAGAAACGTCCCGTTCGCGCCAACGCCGACGCGAACAACCGTGTTGTCGGCAGAAGCCGCGAGAATGTCGCCCTTCGCATCCACCAAAGTGTTCTGAACCAGCCCAGGGGACGAGTTCACAAACGTCTCGATGTCGGAAAAGTTCGTGTTCATGTCGGCAGCCACAATCGTGGTGCCTGCCGAAAAATCGTTGGTAACAGCCAGTGTCGCCATCTAGCGCAATCTCCTCGGGTTGTATGTGAACGCCATAGCGTTCACCTCCCAGTGGTTGTTCGTGGAGGGACCGTTGACCTTCAAAGAAATAGCCTGCGCTGTCCCAATCGTGGGCAACCTGACCACATCGGCGACCAGATCTTGGGCAATAGCGTCCCACGCCGCGTAATAGTCGGAGGTCGGATCGGCGTCATCCCACTTCGCCGTGTTCCACAGCGAATCGGAAGTCTTCCCCGTGACGTTCACGTCAAACGTCGTCGTCTGCGACGACTTGTCATAGTTCTTGTACACCTGCACGGGCATCGTGATCGAAGACTCGGCCAACGTGATAAACCTCGGCTTACCCCACCGTTTCTTCGTAATCGGATCGTTACCCGTCAACCACGGGGTAACGAAATGCGACGAAATGTGCGTCTCCGTTGAACCCGTGTAACGGTCGGTGTTGCGGTTCTGCTCGTCCTCGACATCGACAACACACCCCGTGTTGGCGACACAACCCGCCAACACTGACGCCCTCTGGTTCGGAGGCCGATACGCAACCAACGGTCCAGCATCAATGTCGGTCATCGTCCAAGCGCCCGACTCGCCAATCGTCGGATCAAAGATCAGCGTCCGACGCGTCGTGGAACCGTTCTCCGTCCAATCCAACGACACGTACAGGCGGTTGTCGCCCCAGGCGAGCTGCGGCGGGTTGCTGAACGTAATCCGCCCGTCGTCGATGGCGGGCTGCAACTTCGAGAACAAATAGACGAACTGTTGCCCGTTGTACAGGTACACGCCTTCGTGCGCCGACCAGAAGAACACGCCGTTCGGGGTGACCGCAGGCGACGACAACGGAATCATCCCCACCGAAGCCGACTGTAACTGCACCTGGAAAGAATCAGAGTCGTAGCCGAAGATCGCATACGTCGAGTTCGACTTGAACACGAGCAGACGATCCCCGAACGACGCCAAACCCGTTATGTAGTCGCCGTGCTCCCCCAGGTCGATGTCCACATAGTCCGAATCTGGGCTGGCAGACCCCGCCTCACCCCACTTCTCAGGTTCGTTGGCGTTCGACCAACGAACCCTCGACTTATGCGCCGTAGAACCCTCATACGTATGGGCAGCCCACGCGAAGTTGTTCCAGAACGCCACATACTGGGCTTGCGGAAAGTTGCCTGTCGTCCCGTCAAACGTGGTGCCGAGATCGGCTGCCGAAGAACCATCCCACTTGAACGACGGCTTGTCATACGACACCCCGTAGGCGACATCGTTCATCGTCATCCCGTACACCCGCGACCCGTTCGTCCGCGCCGTGATACCCGACAAGTCAGTGAAATTGCCGCTCACCGAATGGGCGACACTCGTGCCGTAGTTCACCATCAAAGCGTTCGTGCCGCTCGACGTGTGAAACCCCCACATGCCCTTCACGTCAGCCGACAAAGCGGTCGGATTGCGACGGTCCACGCCGTCACGCATCCGAACGCCGCCACGAGGGTCAACGACGACGTTCAACAAGTCGGGGGACTCGTTCGGAGCCAGGTTGAACTGATCCGACCTGAGGTTCAAACCGCCCGAAAACGATTCCAGCGCGGCAAGCTTGAAGCCAGAACCGCGCGCTCCAGCGCCCCTAGCCATCCGCTACTCCCAAGAGTAGCGGAGACGATTCGGCAAGATGACCTGCGACCGCCAACGCGAAGCCAAACGCCCGTTGAGCACAATCGGCTGCGGAGCAGGCATGTCCACGTACCGATCCTTCAAATTGTCCAGTTCACCCTCGAACAAGGCGAAATACTGGGCTGCCATCCCAGGGTCTTCCTGCTGCTCATAGGCGCGGGCAATCCCATAGGTGGCGATCAGAACATGAAACGGGTTCGGCAGATCGGACGGTTCCGTCGTGTCCGACGAAGCCGCCCCGAACGAGGACGGGTTCTGGTAGCCCCGCACATACACGGTGGACGCCGAACCTGGGGTCGGATACAGCCGCACTGTTTCTGCCCAGAACGACCACCACCACGGATCACCCGTCGTCGTCGTATCCAGCGGATACACGACATCGCCGTCGTCGCGGCCCACGAAGGTAACCACATGGTCATCGGTGCGTAGCGCCGCTATCTCGCGGAGCCCGTTCGTGACCGAAGCGCCAACCGTCGCCAACGTATAGTCCTTCGTGTCGGCAACGGTGCTGAACGTGGTGGACACCTCGTAGAAAGGCCAACGCTTCTCCGAATAAACGATCTTGTCGTACCCCTCGCCGAGGAAACGGTTCAGGGTGTCGTCCGTAATGTCGGACGAATCAATATCCACCACCGAGCGGATATACGAGCGCATGGTGGAAATGTCCACCCGCTACTCCTTCTCGGTGTGGAAGACGCACAGGTCGCTGCCCGTAACGGGGCGCCCCTTACAGGGTGCCCCGCTACGAGTCAGCGCGCTGCACATGATGACCTCAGGAGCGGGAACGGAAGTGGCGATACGCTGGACTCGTTGAACATTCCGCGACGAACCCACAGTTTGGGGTCGAGGCGAAGCGTCACGGTAGCCGTCGGCGGGCTGCCCATAGGGGCGTTGCCCTGCCTTATGTGCGTATGCGAAACCTCGTCCCATGATGCTCCTAAGAAGTCAGGTACGGTGCCTAAGCAGGCGTGATCCCGTACATGTAGCCCTGGCGGGCACGGTTGGAAGTGGTCAACTCGCCGTAGCAAAGCAACTGCGAGAACACCGCATCCTGGTTGGTTGGACGCACGAACGGCGTCGGCTTGAACCAGACATCCGAATGGGCGACCAGTTGTAGGTACTTGGTGTTGAGCATGTAAAGCTTGCCCTCACCTGCCAAGGTGCCATCGAAGGTGATCGGGGCGCCCTTGAACAGAAGGTTCTGGAAGCCACCGTCAGCCATGTCGGTGTCGGTGTAGCGGATCTGACCATCCAGCAGAGCCTCGTAAGCCTCGTACTGGTTCTGACCCGTGATGATGATAGTCGGCTGGTCGTTGCCAACTGAGCAGTTGTTGTACAGGGTAGCCATCGCAGCGACGGTGATTGCACCGCCCTGGTTGGTTACCGCTGAACGCCACCACGAGTTGTCCGAATCGGTGGCATCAATGCCACCAGGAGAACCCGTGGAACCAACTAGGGCACTCAGCCCCAACCAGTCCTTGCTGCTGTTGCCAGTGCCGTTGCCGAAGAACATGGTGTTCATGTTCTCGATAATGGTTTCCTGCGTCTGGAAGATCTTGCCTTCCAGAAGGTCAATGATCTGAGCTTCGCCGTTGTTCTTGGCTTCCTCAATACCATTGATCGTCACAGTTGCCGCGTACTGCTTCCAGTCGTACTCAGCAGCCGAAATGCCTGTCTGAGCCGTCACGGAAATAGTGTCGGTACCGCTGTACGAACCAGCGGTTGAGTTGGTCCCGTAAATCACGGGAACAACGATCTTCGCCCCACCGTTGATGCGACGAATGGTCTGACCGTTCGTCAACGCGTAGAACAAGGGCCGAGCGCTGAAGATGTTGTCCGTCAGCTTCGGAATGTAGTTCTTGAGCGTGGTGGAGAGAATCTCGTCAAAGTTGCTGTTACCAGCAGCCATGTGAAACCCCCTTCAAAGGTTTAGGTGCCTAATTCTTGTTTGGCGAGGGCAAACGCTTCACGCAGCGAAGAAACCTTCTTGTTGGCATCGCCCACCACGGTGCCCTGCTGGACGGTCTTCCCGCCCTCGACAGGGGCACCCCCACGCTTCGCTTCCAAAGCCTCCTGGTCCCGCTGGAGTTTCCCAGCGTAACCAGCCAGACCATTGAAGTTCATGTGGGTGTAAGCAGCCTCCAAGTTGGCGATCTTGTTGTCCAGGGCATGCTTGAACAGCACCTGCTCATCAAAATTGCCGTACTGGCTCTTCAAACGTGAAACTTCTTTGTCCAACGCCTGCTTTCTCTGCGCCTGCGCCTGACGGGCAACCTGGGCTTCGAGATGGGCGACCCTCTGAGCGGTTGGATCCTCGTCCTCCCAAGACGACACGTCGTCTCGGGGCACGGGGGTGTCCTCCACGCCCAAAGCGTTTCCCAACGCGGCCAAAGTACCGTGCGGGTCGGCCTCAAGGGCCGACACGATGGTTTCTGCCTGTTGTAGACGCTGACGTTCGGCTGCCAACTCCTGCGTCTTACGGGTGTAATCCGCCTGCCGCTGATAGCCGTTTTGTAGTTCCTCCAGGCTGACCTGCTGCTCTTCCCCGCCGATCTTGACGGTATAGTCGCTGGTTCCTGTCGGTTCCGTTGCTGAAAGCTCTGGACTGTCCGCCAAAGCGGATTCTGTTGCTTCCATGTTTTCTTCGGGCACTTCTGCCTCCTGGGAGTCCTCGACGGTTGCTCCTATTAGTTACGGCGGGACTGTCCCACCGCAGATCAAAGCGCAGGCAATTCCAACCCCATCTGGTTCTGCAACTGCGCCAACAACTCAGGCGGTACCCCGCCAGTCGGGGCGAACGCCCCCATATCTGGCCCCTGCGGCAACGGCACGTCACCCATGTCGGGTGGCGGCGGCGGGGCCTGCTCGGGCGGCGGCGGGGTTTGCCCAGCGACAGCCTGCTCCTCGGGGGTCGCAGGCTGCTGTATCAAGAACTTCATCGGATCCTTCACGTCGAATCCCTCTTCGAGAATGTGCATCGCCAACGCCGTCGGATCAATCACCGTGCCAATCAGAGGCGCAACAGCGTTCATCAACGACACCGCCTGCTGCTTGCGGATCGTGTCATTGATCGGCTGCGTAGAACCGCCCTCCACGCTGAAGTCGTACTCGCCGAGAATCTCTTCCCTCGTGTACGGCACATACAACGATTCGCCGCCCTTCAAAGCGACACGCGCCATCGCCTCACCCGTCATGTACTGCTGAACGAGTTGCAACACGCGACGGCCAATATGCGAAATAGCGATCTCAACCAAAGCCAACTTGTCGGCAGCCCTGGCGTTCTGCGCGTCAGCGATAATGCTGGCCTCCGTCGCCGTACGACGGATCTCAGGCATCGCACCCCGCGCATACTCCGAAATGCCCGACACCGTGTTGATGTCTTCCTCGATGATGTTCGAGTACGCGTAAATGTCGTTTGAAATCGGGATCTGAGGCATCGGAACGACAACCTCCGACAACGGCTTGTTCTCATCCACCACAGGGACGAGACGGCCATCCTCGTCGGCCTCCAAAGCCTCACGGCCCTCAGGGCCAAACGACCTCTCGTGGTACAGGTACTTGCGTGCGTACCGTTTCCTGTCGTTCATCAACTGGGAACGAGTCTTATCCAATTCCAACTGCAACGACTCGATCGGCTCCAAATCGCCAATCGGATAGAACACGTCAGGAACGTCATAGTTCCGCATCATCACAAACGGCTGCCCAAACGCATACGGCATCACCGTCGGCGGCACCAGGAACCCGTCGCCCTGATCGGCGAACACCGACATGGTGTTCGACGGCACGTCGTAGTACTCCCAGATGACCACACGGTCATCCTCCACGTACCGCTCCAACGTGTCCTCGTAGTAGCCGTCCGCATACATCGGGTTCACGCCAGCGTTCGCCGCCAAACCCTTCCGCACCGAAGGCGAATAACGCTTGTCGTCCTGCGCCTCCTTCAACGGGCGGACAATCCGCTGGGCAATCCACATCGCATCCTCGATGCACGTCGCCTCAGGATCCACGAACATGTCGAACGGCGACACGCGCTCCACAAACGGCTGATCCTCGACAATCGTCATCTGCGTCGTCGGCAGATTCGCCTCAATCTCCTCGTCAGACGGCAAATCGGACGCCAAAAACGGCTCCTCAAAGGCGAAAGCGTTCGCCTCCGACACGGCCTGATCGAAAATCTCGGCGCGCTCCCCCTCGCCCAAAGAGCGTTCCTGCTCCACGAACCGCCAACCAACCTTCAACCAGCCGTGCCCCAAGATCAGGAAATCTTTGACGGCGCGGCGGAAAGGCTTGCGGAAATCGTGATGACGCCACAAATGGTTCACGACCGCCTCGACAAACGAAGCGTTCGCCTCGTCGCCAGGATGGTTCGCCTTCACCACGATCTTCGGATGGTTCACAGCAACCGACGGAGCGATCACGTTCACCGTCGAAAACGACAAGTTCACCGCGATCAAATCGCGCTCCGCAGACGACGTACGAGGCCAATGCTTACCCCTGTACAAGTCGATCAAACGACGCCACGTCCTGTCGTAGCCTTCCTCATCGCGCCAACGGCGCGACAGGTTCAGCCGATGCTGGTAATCGTCCAGCAGTTCACTGCGTGTCTTACGAGCCATCAGAAGTACGCCTTGTCAGGCAACCTTTCGATATTCCGCCCCTGGGACAACGCTTCCTGTCGAGCCTTCAACCCGCGTTCCTCGCGGGACAAATGCTGCTCGTCGGGGGGCAGCGTCGAGCGGTAGCCGCGCCCAGTGTCTATTCGGACACCAAGTAGTTTCTGGCGCCACTCCCACAAGTCGTCCAGCTCGTCGTCGTGGACATCATCGTTGATGCCACGAACGTACGAGCAGAACTCCTCGAACGAAGCCCCAGGGGGCAATACAGCCACTAGCGGGCGTTATGACCCTTGAGGTTCGGCTGCGGCTTCGCAGGCTCAACCTTGCCCGTCTCGCCATGCTGATTGAACGGCGTGTCGCGCACCGAAACCTGGCCGTAGCCGCCCGTCTGGTTGTTCACCTTCGGGGAATCAAACCGCTGCTTCGGCGAATTGGCGCCACCAGGCTCCCAGATCGGGTTCGCAGAAACCGACCCGCCGCGCTCCATCTTGTTGTTCTGACCTTTCGCACCATCGATAGTCTGCGTGCCGTTGGTAAAGGAAACGAACCTAGCCATAGAAATACTCCTGAGTGAAGTGGATAGACATGTCTACATACACGGCTCAAGGTGTCCCACGGACACTGCTCGCCCCGATCCTGTAACCCCCAGAGTCGTGGTCATCGGCCACCGCAAGCCTCCGAAACCACTCGACCGTCCAATAATCGTCAGGATGTTCAACATACTCGGGGGCGTGAGCATACTTTCTCATCTGGTTCGCCAACGCCAAAGCCATCACCCTGTCGTCATACGGTGACCCCGACATCGTGCCCCGCTCGTTGCGGGTAAACGTCCGCAACTCCCCCAAAGTATGACGGTCAAACAGTTGAAGTTCCTCGTTACGTAACGCCATCCCCAAATCGTCAATCATCAACGGCTTCGACGTGCGCGTCGTCCGCCAACCGAACTCCATCGACACCTTCGCCGTCGCCTGATTCAGCGACCGTTTCCGAAACAGACGCGGATACCCCAACTGGCGCAGCATCGTGATCGTCGTCAAACCATGATTGTTCGACTCGACGCAACACAACGCGTCCCGATACCACAAGCCGACCCGCATCACCTCGGCAGCCAACTCGTCGGGCGGAATATGGCCGTGCCATATCGCCGCCTGCTCGCCCGTGTTCACGTCCAGCACCTGAACACACGAATAGTCGCCGTGGCCCAAGCCCTCAGCCGTGTCCACCCCCAACACGTACGCGTGATCCCCCTGAGGCTTACACCAAACCTCCAAACTCACACGTACACCTCGACATAGGCTTCGCAATCGGGGCAATTCAAATTAGTAACCATCACATGAACCTCATCGTGATCTGGCGTGGGAGCATCGCCACCCCAAATCAACTCAGAATCACAATGCCAACAATTCACGACCTGAACTCCACAACCCTGGGAGACAACTCGTGCAAATACCCCGACAACCCAGGGCGGCAACGCACCATCATGTCGTCCAACACATCCAAATCGAACAC